TATGACGCCAGCGTTGATTACTATGAAATCATCGCAGCTTTCTGTCAGCAAAAATTGGAATTCTATGATGAAGACCATACAAATTGAGGATGGAAAAGGCGGCTTTGTTACACCACCAATGCATGCAGTTGTGTATAATTTAGCATCAGCAATACAAAAGAACGACAAAGGTTCTTGGTATGGCTGGTCAATTACACAAGACCGAATTATGGGACAAGAGGACAAAGGATTGTACAAAAGTGCAAAAGACTTTTCTTCTAGTGTCTCGGACGGAACCGTGCAAGCAAAAGCCGATGTGGAAGAGAAGTCGGATAGTACACCATACTAACCGTTACCTAAATCATAGAGGTGGCGATTTTTTTATCGCTGCCTCTTTACAAAGAAAAAAGAAATGATAATAAAAAAAGACAGATTCAAAAATATATTTAGTGGATTAACTATAGCTTATGGACAATATCAACCTGGAGAACGCGGCGAAAACGGAAAGCAACAAGGAAAAGCTTTTATTGTACGTGGTACCGTCACAGAAGAACTCTGGGACAAACACTTACGAGGAGAAGGACCAGCGTTGGGAATCATCCCTATCACGGAGAGCAATGATTGTCGCTGGGGGTGCATTGATATCGATGAATATAATTTTGATCACACTAGCCTCATTAAAAGTATTCGGGATAATAAACTCCCTTTAATAGTCTGTCGTAGTAAATCAGGCGGAGCACACGTATTTTTATTTACCAAAGAAAATATTCCTGCATCTTTGATGCAATCTAAATTAAAATCTATGGCCATCATACTTGGTTATGAAGGGTCAGAAATATTTCCAAAACAAACTGAAATACTAGTGGATCGTGGGGACACTGGTAATTTTTTAAATTTACCCTACTACAACGAGATGAAAGGATTGCGTTATGCTATCAACGATAATGGCACCAGTTGTACACTTGAGGAATTTTTTGAGCTCCATCATGTTTATGCGTGCACAAAAGAACAAGTCGAAGCGATTAAAACAGAAGAGAAAAAAATAGAAGAAGCATTTCCTGGAGGACCACCTTGTCTAAACAAACTTGCAACAACAGGTTTTGGACAAGGGTCTAGGAATAATGCTTTGTTTAATATTGCAGTTTACTACAAACAATCTAATCCAGATACTTGGGAAGATAAAATTGTAGAGGCAAATTTAAAATATATGGAACCTGCACTAAGTAATAACGAAGTGCAGCAGTTAATTAAATCAGTAAATAGAAAAGGTTACGATAAGTATAGATGTAAAGATGCACCTATCAATGCAGTTTGTCAATCTGGTTTATGTAGAACAAAAAGATTTGGTGTAGGATTTGGTGAAGAAGAGATGCCGGTGTTAGGGAGTCTTACAAAGTATGCATCAAAACCACCAGAATGGTTTTTAGATGTAGACAAAAAAAGAATACAATTAAAATCAGAACAACTTTATAGTCCGCAGCTTTTTGCATTAGCATGTTTAGATCAGGCTAACTTAGTTGTACCTGTGCCAAAACCAAAAGATTGGAAACAACATTTTTTAAAACCAATGATGACAGGACTACAAGAAGTAGAACCTTTAGAGTCTTTAGATCCAGTCAATGAACTTACAGGACTCTTACAAGACTGGACTACTAATAGACAATCAGCAAGAACATTTGATGACATATTAAATAAACTACCATTCACAGATGAGAAAAGAGAATTTACATATTTTAGAATGGAAGACTTTTATAATTTTTGTAAACGAAATCATTGGGAAAAAGATAAAAATCAAACAGGTAATTTAATAAAACAATTAGATGTATTCGTAGATGAAGAGAGAATCCGTATTAAAAAACAACAACCAAGATTAATTAAAATAAAAACTATGAAACAGGTGGAGGCTAGTGTCACTCAAGAACCATATCAAGAGGAGCATTTCTAGTGGCAAAGGGAACGATATTAAGAAAAATAAAAATAAATAATTATAAATTTGATTTAGAGATATATCCAAATTTAGACAGTCATGATGATATTACCTGGGAGATATTTCCCAAAAGTCAGGCAGCATCTTTATATGCATTTAGTAATAAAGATAAGATAAATAAAATTATAAAAAAGAAATACATATACGAACCAAAAAAATGAAAACAATAATATTAGGACCACCTGGAACAGGTAAGACTACAACTTTATTAAATTTAGTTGATCAGTTTATTAAAGATGGAATTAGACCAAGACAGATAGGTTATTTTTCTTTTACTAAAAAAGCAGCTACAGAAGCGGCAGATAGAGCTGCAGACAAATTTGGTTTAGATAAAGAAAATGATCTGCCTTTTTTCAGAACATTACATTCTTATGCATTTAATCAATTAGGTATGACTAAAGAGAAGATGATGGGACCTGAAGATTACAAAGAGTTTGGTGAAAAATGTGGCATACCAATTAAGTCTACAAAGTTTTCTGAGGGAGATGGTACATTTAATTCTGACAATGAATACCTTACAATTATAAATACAGCTATCGTTAAGCGAATGGATCTATTAGAGTATTACGATTCAAGACAAAACATATTAGACATAGAAAGAAATACATTATTTTTACTGTCAGAAGAATTAAAAAGATTTAAAAAAGAAAAAGGACTCAAAGATTTTAACGATTTAATCGAAGACTTTCTGACAAAAGAAACCATTAATAAATTTAAAGTATTATTTATAGACGAAGCACAGGATTTATCTTTGTTACAATGGGAGATGGTAAGAAAGATTTGGAGTCGTGCAGAAAAAACTTACATCGCAGGTGATGATGACCAAGCAATATTTAAGTGGGCAGGTGCAGATGTAGATCACTTTATTGCATTGAAAGAAGAAGTTGATGACATACAAACACTAGATCAATCTTACAGGATTCCTGGAGGACCTATACACGAACTATCACAAAACATTATAGGTAAGATACAAAACAGATTTGATAAAGTTTATAAACCAAGACAAGAAGAAGGAATACTGCGTAGATATTCTGACATCACACAGGTTGATATGTCAGAGGGTAGATGGTTGGTGTTATCTTCTGCAAATCATTTTTTAGAAGATGCTAAAGATTTATGTGAACTGCAAGGTTGGTACTATCAGTACAAAGGTAGAAACTCTATACCACTTAAACTATTACTAGCTTTAAATAACTGGGAATCTTGGCGTAAAGGTGGAATGTTAAATCACCTGGAGATAAAAAACATTTACGAATATCTTGGATCAAACGTATTAGAAGGATTTAGAAAAGGTAAAACATTACATTCTGATGACAAGTATACTTTAAAAGAGTGTCAAGATAATCATGGATTATTAGTCACAAATGTTTGGTACGAAGCATTTGAAGGACTAGATCCAATGACAGAAAACTACATTCGTAACATGAGGGCGAATGGAGAACAGATAAATAAAAATCCTCGTATAACAATGTCAACAATACACGGAGCGAAAGGAGGAGAAGCTGACAAAGTTTTACTAATGCAAGACATAACAAACGCAGCACTTGAAACATTTAGTCATGATCCAGATGAATTACATAGATTGTTTTACACTGGAGCAACGAGAGCGAAACGCGAATTGCATGTATTAGATCCAAGAGATTTTGATAGGGCTTACATACTATGACACACAAAGATTTATTTAAAGGATCAACATATGATTCTCTAGAAAAACAGGTAGGTGGTAAACACTACCGCAATATGAAAATTCAGCCAGCACATTTCATAAACGAAAACAAGTTGCTTTTTGCTGAAGGCAACGCTATAAAGTATATCTGTAGACACCAGTCAAAAGGAAAAGAGGAAGATGTGAAGAAGGCAATCCATTATTTAGAGATGATATTAGAGAGAGATTATTCGTGAGGAGCACACAGATACCGTTGTTCACTCCTGAAACGGAATGGGTTATGCCTGAAGAATTAAAAGATCTTCGTGGGCATAAAGAGATAGCAATAGACTTAGAGACTAATGATCCACATCTTATGGAGTTAGGATCAGGTAATGTCACAGGAAGAGGGCACATTGCTGGCATTGCGGTGGCCGTAGAGGGCTGGTCAGGGTATTTTCCGATACATCATGAGTCTGGTGGCAATATGGACAAAAAACTGGTCTTATCTTGGCTCCAAGATATTTGTAATCAAGAAGATACTACCTTTATATTTCACAATGCGATGTATGATATTTGCTGGTTGAGATCAGCTGGGGTTATTGTCAAAGGTAAAATAGTTGACACAATGATTGCAGCATCTTTGATAGATGAAAATAGATTATCTTATCAATTAAATTATTTATCAAAACATTATGTAGGGTTTGGTAAAGACGAAAGTGTTTTGAATGCAGCTGCAAAAGAATATGGATTAGATCCTAAAAAAGATTTATGGAGATTACCTGCATTGTTTGTAGGTCAGTATGCTGAACGTGATGCAGAGTCTACACTAAAACTTTGGAAGAAGTTAGAAACAGAATTATATCAAGAAGAATTATGGGACATATTTAATTTAGAAACTAGATTATTTCCTTGTCTTGTAGACATGAGATTTAAAGGTGTCAGAGTCGATCTTGACAAAGCTGACAAAATTAAAAAATATTTAATAGATAAAGAAAACAAAATTCTTAAAGATATCAAAGACTTAACAGGAATTGACGTAGAAATACATGCAGCTCGAAGTATTGCAAAAGCATTTGATAAATTAAAATTACCGTATGACAGGACAGAGAAAAGTAAAGAGCCGTCTTTTACAAAAAACTTTTTACAAAATCATCCACACGATTTACCAAAAGCAATTGCAGAGGCAAGAGAACTTAACAAAGCTCATAGCACATTTATAGATTCAATAACTAAACATGCAGTTGATGGTAGAATACATGCAGATATAAATCAAATACGATCAGATGCAGGCGGAACGGTGACCGGTAGGTTTAGTATGTCAAATCCTAATCTACAACAGATTCCAGCAAGACATCCAGAGTTGGGTCCTTTGATTAGATCTATATTTATTCCAGAAGAAAAACATACCTGGGGATCATTTGACTATTCACAACAAGAACCTAGAATTTTAGTACACTATGCAAAGCTACAAAACTTAAGTGGTGTTGATGAAATTGTAGATGCATACAATGCAGGAGACGCAGACTTCCACCAAGTTGTTGCAGACATGGCAGGCATTGAACGTAAGCAAGCCAAGACAATTAATTTAGGTTTAATGTATGGCATGGGTAAGAATAAATTAATGGCAGAGTTAGGATTGATGAAAGATTCTGCAGAAAAACTAATTAGACAATATCATAACAAAGCTCCATTTGTAAAACAACTGATGGACAATGTATCTAGAAAAGCAAATGATCGTGGTAAGATTAGAACTTTACTTGGTCGGGCCTGTCATTTTGATTTATGGCAGCCAGTACAATTTGGAGTCTTCAAACCATTACCATTAGAACAAGCAAGAAAAGAATATGATGAACCATTAAAACGTGCATTTACCTACAAAGCACTTAATAAATTAATACAAGGAAGCGCAGCAGATATGACAAAAAAATCTATGGTTGCTCTCTATGAAAATGGTATAATACCTCACATTCAGATTCATGATGAAGTAGATATTTCTGTTGAATCTAATGAAAAAGCAGAAGAAATAATTGAAATTATGGAATCTGCAGTTGAATTAAAAGTACCAAATAAGGTTGATTATGAACAAGGAAAAAATTGGGGCGATATTAAGTAAGATAAATACTTGGTCCCTACTATATAGACAAGAAATAGTTTTAGGTGGTACTACATTTCTAATAGGATTTGTTATTGGCGCATGGCTTATCTAAACGCAAACACACCGACTATTTATGCACAGGTAAGGAGGGAATATCTTTATGATCTTAAAAAACATCATGGCGAAGTTGAAGACTGTATTATCTTTGGTCTTACAAGCATGGGGGGCCGTGCTATATTATTTCACGCTCTTATGGGTAACGGTGCAATATTTTATCGCTTACCAATTAGCGCGTTTATTCAAAAGGGATTTGACCCA